TGCAACTTCTGCATTTACAGCTGCAGACCAGGCACCTTTTTTAAGAGCTTCAGCTCTAATCTGGCCTAATTCTGATATATGTTTTTCATAAGTTACTTCATATTTCTTCTGCCATTCTTCTCTTAACTCACCTATGTATTTAACTACGAGTGGATATAACTTTGGATTCTGTAATTGAGATGCATATTGTCTTGCTCCTTCTTTAGCAAAGCCTGCATCAACAGCACATTGCGTTGCTGTTTTTCTGCCTTCATTCGTTACTAATTCGTAAGCGAATTTCATTTGCATTTCTGTAAGTTTCTTTGGTAGTCCCATTGACAAATAAATATACATTGTTTATAAAAATGTCAATGTTAAGCGGAAAGGTATTAAGACAAGTATTAGATAAAATGTTGAAGTCCCCTACAGCTCAAGAAGCTAGGGTGCAAGTAGTATTACCTGACGGTAAATATTATGATATTACTGGTGTACAATTGATGGAAAATAAATTATTAGGTGTGAGAGAAACACATCGAATAGCACTTACAATCAAGCCAGAGACGTGGAATATGGGGAAGGTTATTAAGAAGCTGTAAAGGTGAAACCCGAGCAAAAACTTTGGCATGAAATTAAGTTATACAACAAGAAAAATAATTGTAATTTGTCGTTCACAAGGCTTGAAAACCTTAGTAATCTTGGTACTCCTGACTTGTTGGTCTACAGTCCTAGCGGCAACTTTAAAACACTTGAATTAAAATATACAAAGCATAACAAAATACGCTTCTCCCCACATCAAATATCGTTTCATATTAAACATCCGAAGAACTCTTTTATCTTAGTTAAAGGGGGTAATCCTTTAACCTATAAACTTTATGAGGGAAGGTTTATCAAGGAGCTTGTGACTTATGGCTTGAGCCTTGATGCTTGTGCCTCTGACCTTGGAGCTTGTTGCTTGCGCCTTAGAGCTTGAGCCTTTATTCTTGGAGCTTGCGCCTCCCGCTTGTGGCTTGTGACTGGATACCCGTTATCCCTGCACCATTGCTCATGGACTAAATCTATTTGTGTTTGAATACGCCGGCTAGTGTTGACCATATGCCACGTTCTTGACTTTAGGATCCCAGCAAGCCCGGCAATCACCGCAAGCGTTGTCTTGTTGTGGAGCTGGGCAAATATTATCTCCTTTATACCATTGACCCTTTTTAGATACCACCGTTGAAGTATTGAGCCAACTCTCTGGCGCTTCCTGATCAATCATCGTTGCGGAAAACCGGATAACTAAATTATCCGGTTTAATCGGGAGGAATTTTTTAACCCACGCTTCACGCGTTGGAATCCAGTGTTTAACTGTTGGCGTAGCTTTACAGACAGCGAAAATTTTCATTAAGTGTTCCTCGTCCTGTACATCGCCGGAATCGTGCCATCTAAAATATTTTGATTTCTTTGAATTAATAATTAAGCTCATTGCGCCAACCCATAGCGGAGATCTTATAGCTCTTAATCTTTTATATTGTGCTTCTTGTACTACTTTAAAAACATAGCAGCCCTTCAGAGCGTAACAGCCATCGCAGACGCTGCCTTTTACTTTGGCAAGCTTAGAGCCAGTCTTGCATTCTTTGGCCGGTAAACCATAAGCCCATCCGGGCATTTTACTCGGCTTTGATAATGATCCTGTAATTTCTAACGCTTCTTTTACTTTCATATTATCCTCTCTATTTGTTTGCTTGTTGATAGCCCCAATCAAAATAATTACATATTTGATCTAGACTAAATGATTTAATTAACTTTATGTCTTCAACTCCATACTCATCTTCTTTGTGATAATCTTGTAAGTGAAAATCAATTAAATATTCTTTTAATGACTTTTTAGATTTAAATTCCATTGGCTCGCAAGCCCCTTGTAAATCTATTCTAATTACTTTCATAACTCCTCTCTTATCCTATAGCTTGAGCCTTGTCAAGCTTGTTGCTTGCTCGCTTGTATTTTTAACTCCCATTGACAATCACTATTATAAATTGCATTAGGATATTTTTCTCTAACTTGTATTTCTTCACACTCAAAGCAAACATAATTATTATCAGTAATATTATCACACCCTTGAGTACAATCTTTATTTGGTTTAACGTGTTTTAATAAGTTCATATTACTCCTTTACTAGGTCAAGGGCGGGGCAAATTAATAACCGGTGTTTCCCCGCCTTGTCCATCTAGTTTAGAATTATTCTAAACTAGAAATTTGTTAACTCGCCTTCGTGGCAAGCGTTAAACCAGTCGTTGCTTTCGTGTTCACAGTCAATGCAATACTCGTTTGAATTGACCGCCCACTCATCTGGTTTAGGAGTACAACCGCAATGCTTGCAAGTAAAATTAAATTCTAGTTGTGTCATTGCTCTCAAGCTCCTTTATTCTTTTTTCTAGCTCTAGTAATCTAGTAGCAATCAAATTCAGATTATCTGTATTTGTGCCAACTACTCGAGCCAACTGGTTAAGATTGTCAGCGTCTTTAACAATTATATCAGTTATCTTGTTCATTGTTTGATACATATTTCCTCCGTTGTTCATAATTAGAATATAGGATATTCCTGTTTATATGTCAATTATTAAATGTGTTCATTTTGGGTCTTTGGTTCTTGACTTATTATTCTATATAGGATAACTTAGGACTAGATATATAAACAAACAATGGAGGAAATATGTCTAAAACAATGACGAAGTATCAACTAGATCACTTCAAAGAAAAGGTGCGAAGAAATTTCGAACCTTTAATAAGAGAACAAGAGCTGTTAGTGAAACAGTATAAAACTGAGGCGACAAACAAGATAGTAGGCAAGCTATCCAAAAAAATGGGAGCTGATAAAATCTTGGAGCAATTAAAGAAGGCGGAGGCGCATTTAAGAAAAGCTCAAGACAGCGCTAAAACTTTTTTTAAGAAGAAGGCCACAAAAGAAAAAAAAGACCTCAACTCTTATAAATTCACTAGTCAGTCGTATGATGACGGCAGATTATCAGTGGAGGATTGTGAGGAGCAATTAAGAGACTGGGCGCAAGAGCTGGTTGAAAGAGAAATAAGAAAAAGACCCGAAGGTGAGAAGCTAAAACAATTGGAGCAATTACAACAACATTCAATTGATACAGTTATGGAAGCTGGAACACCTGACGAGCTAATAAGAAAACTAGATACATCAACAAAGAAAATCGGTATTGCGTGGGTTGTTGATACATCTAAAGTTAAACAGATAGCGAGTTAATATGATTGAAATATTTTTAGAAGCGCCAATGGAACTTCAATTGTTGTTGCTCGGAGGTCTTTGTGCCGTGGGTGTAATTGCATACTTCGGCATTAAAGGAACAGACGAAGCAATTGACTTTCATAATCGTTATAAGGTCGATCAGAAATGGCGGAATAAATGAAGTGGGTCGATAAAAATACAATAAGCCTTGAGTGGTGTGTTGACGATGTCAAACAGCAATTAAAGGATCGAGGTAAAAAAGAGAAGTTAACTCTTGAACAATGTAGAGATGTATTATCTCGATGCTTACACAAACACGATGCGTCAATGGGTATATCATGGGACATTATAGATTATCATATTGACGATGTGATAGCCGAAGAATAACCAACACACCCCGCCCCGCTTTTAGCGGGGCGGGGTTTTTTAATGCGACAACTTGCCGATTTAAATGAAGCGTAAATAGTTTAATATAAATTCACTTCCGTTTGGTAGTATCCGAAGTTAAAAACTCAAACTATCTAAATCATTAGTGCCTACAACCCGAAAGGGTTGTAGGTTTTTTTATTGTCTTAATTCTAGTTTAGAATAATTCTAAACTATTTTTTTTTATTTTTTTAGGGAGGGTGGGCCCGTAGGCCACGAGCATATAACCTGCGACAATTTGCCGTTTTAAGTGGAGCGTGAATAGTTTAAAGTTTTTTCAAGGGGGCAATTATGCAAAAACAAAAATACAACGGCTGGACGAATTACGAAACGTGGAATTATAAGTTGTGGCTTGATAATGATGAGTCTACTTATAACGCTATGAGAAAACTAGCCAAAAAACATAAAGACGCTTATGGCCTATCTATAGTATTAAGTGACTTCGCACACGATTGCGCGCCACTATTAGAACCGAGTTTTTACTCGGATATAATGACCGCGTCTATTCGTGAAGTTAATTTTTTTGAAATAGCGGAAAGTTATTTAGAAGAAATTAAAGAAGTAGC